GGCGACTTCAACCGCCGTCAGCAGGAGGCCGCGGAAAAGAGCAAGGCCCTCGAGGCCGAACGCTCGAAGGCGGAACAGGCAAGGCAACAGTACGAGGCCGCGCTGCCGCAGCTTCTCCAGACGCTGCAGCAGCAACAGGCGGGCGAGTTCGCCGATATCAAAACCTTGGCGGACGTCGAACGCTTGGCACGCGAAGACTGGCCCCGCTACGCTCTATGGGACGTGCAGCAAAAGAAAATCGCTGAGGTCGGGCAACATCTCGCCCTGGCACAGCAGCGGCAAGCCCAGGAGCGCGTGCAGCAGTTCTCGGAATTCGCCCGGCGCGAGGACGATCTCTTCAAGGAGAAAGTCCCTGACATGGCGGACGCCAAGAGAGCCGCAGGCTTGCAGACCGCGGCGCTCGCGGTGCTCAAGGAACTGGGCTTCCAGGAAACGGAACTGGCGCAATCGTGGCACGGCCAGAGGGACTTGTCCCTGCGTGACCATCGCGTGCAGCTCCTGATCCGGGACGCGACCTTGTGGCGTGATGCGCAAGCCAAGGCGAAAGCGGCGGCAACCAGACCTGTCCCACCTGTCCAGCGGCCCGGCGTCTCGCAGCCCAAAGGCGCTGCGCAAGATGCGCAGATCCAACACCTCACCCAGAAGCTCGAAAAAACCGGCAACCTCAAGGACGCTGCCGCCCTGCTCCGGGCGCGCCGCGCCGGCACTCGTTAGAAAGGCACGATCATGGCTGTCCCCAGCAATACCTTCCAGACCTATCAGGCGATCGGAAACCGCGAAGACTTGTCCGACGTCATCTATCGGATCGATCCGACCGACACGCCCTGCATGACCGCGTTCGAGCGGGAAAAGGCGTCCGCGGTCAATCACGAATGGCAGACGCAGGCGCTTGCCGCCGTCGATACCGGCAATGCGGTGGTCGAAGGCGACGACGCCACGTCAGACGCGGCGACGCCGTCCGTCCGGCTCGGCAACCTGTGCCAGATCTCGGACAAGGTGGCGCGCGTGTCCGGCACCCAGCGCGCGGTTGAGCACGCAGGCCGCGACGACGAGCTCGAATACCAGGAGACGCTCAAGGGCCTCGAGCTCAAGCGCGACATGGAATCGATTCTCGTCGGCACCAACCAGGCCAAGGCCGCCGGCGATGGGACCACCAATCCGCGCAAGACGGCATCGATCCTGTCCTGGATCAAGACCAATACCGACAAAGGCAGCGCTGGCGGCGCGGCCGATCCGGCGGCGGCGGATGGCGCCGGCACCCGCACTGACGGCACCCAGCGGGCCTTCACCGAGGCGCAACTGAAATCGGTGCTGCAGAAAATCTGGAACAGCGGCGGCAAGCCCGACACGATCTTCACCGGCGGCTTCAACAAGCAGGTGTTCTCGACCTTCACCGGCCGGGCCACGCCCACCGAGGATACCAAGGCCAAGAAGATCGTGGCCTCGGTCGATTTCTACGAGAGCGATTTCGGCCGCCTCAGCGTCGCGCCCAACCGCTTCATGCGGGCGCGCGACGTCCTGGTGCTGCAGACGGAGATGTGGGCGGTCGCGTTCCTCAACGGCCGGCGCATGGTCTCCATTCCGCTCGCACGCACGGGTGACTCCGAGCGTCGCCAGATGCTCTCGGAGTACACGCTGGTGGCGCGCAACGAGAAGGCCTCCGGCGGCGTGTTCGATCTCACCACGTCGTAAACGCACCCATCTTCCCTGATCCGGGGCCGCCGCCAATGGCGGCCCTTTCCTTTTGCAGGAGGCCGAAATGGCTCTTCCCGAACTCCATCCCGTCAGCGAAGCGGTCGTTCTCGCGCATTCCGCCCAGATCGGCGCCGCGCCGGCTGCCGCCTACGCGCGCGTGCCATTCCGCGGCAAGGTCCTCAAGGTCGGCGTCGTCCAGAGCGCGGCCGTCACCGGCACGGCAACCGTGGCCGCCGCGGTGAACGGCAATGCGATCAGCGGCGGCTCGCTATCGGTGACCGGCGGCGCGGCCGGAACGCTGTTCACCGCGGTCCCGACCGCGGCCAATGACGTCAACGAGGACGATGTCATCTCGTTCACGCCCTCGGGCGCCACCGGCTCCGCGACCGGCGCCTTCTTCGCCGTGATCCGGAGAGCATGAATGCGCTCCTCATCCCGCCACTCTTCCCGCCTTGGAGCCGCGCAAGACGTTGCGATCGGCGCGGCTTCGGGCGCCTCGGCCGCTTTCGGCGCCCAGACCTATCAAGTCCGGGTCGCGGCCACGAGCGCCTGCCGGATCAGGATCGGCGACGGCACGCCGACTGCGCTCGCGACCGACAGTTATCTGCCGGCCGATCGTCCCGAATATTTCACCTGTACGCCGGGCCAGAAGATCGCGGTCATCCAGGAGGCTGCCGCCGGCAAGCTCTCCGTTACGGAAGTCGCGTGATGCGTACCGATGTCCTGTTCGACCGCGCCGACAAGACCATCACCGCGGTCACCACCCAGGACACCGGACCGATCCTCGATCGCAATGCTGCCCTGCGAGCGCAGCCGCAGCGCAGCGATTTCGGCCGGCACATCGCCAGCATCCCCAACGTGATCCTGGTGCGATGGCTCAACGAGGAATATGCGCGCGGCAATACGGATCTCCGCATGTTCACGCCTGACTTCAACGATTTGGTGGCGCGCAAGCTGGCGGATCCGGACTGGAAGCATCTGCGGGTGGATAAATGAGCATCACGACTTACACCGAGCTCAAGACCGCGGTCGAGAACTGGCTCGACCACACGCTGTTCACCGCGCGGGTGCCGGAGTTCATCGCCCTGTTCGAGGCTACCGCCAATCGCCGCCTGCGCGTGCAGCAGCAGGAGACCCAGGGGCCGGCGCTCATTCCATCGGCCGTGAATGGGTCGGTCCTGCTCCCCGCGGACTATCTGGCCTGGCGTCACGTCACCTGGCAGGGCACGCCGACGGTCGAACTGAACTACGTTCCGCCCGCATATCTCGAAGCGGCCTATCCGACTTTGGCGACAGGCATCCCGGCCGCTTTCACCATCGAGGGCATGGCACTCAAAATCCGTCCCCTGAGCACGACCGGGATCAGACTCGATTACTTCCAGAAGATCCCCGCGCTTACGGACGCGGTCGCGACCAACTGGCTGCTCACCGCGCATCCCGATCTCTATCTCTTCGGCGCTCTGGTCGAGGCCGAAATGTTCGGGGTGAACGACGAACGCGCGCCGCTCTGGAAGGCCCGGCGCGACGAAATCTTCGACGAGATCGAGAAGCTTTCCAACAAGACGCGCGGGGCCGGCGCCATCCGCGTGATGGGAGTGACGCCGTGATGCTGCCGTTCGGCGAGTACCGGCCCGACATTGCCAATTATAACGGCGCGACCTCGCGGCTCGCGCAGAACGTGGTGCCGCGCGCCGACGGCTATGGACCGTGGAAAAGCTTCGTTCCCTATTCCAATGCCATGCCGGGAGCCACGCCAAATCGCGGATTCTTCTACGCTCGCAAGTCGGACGGGTCGGTGGCGGCGTTCGCCGGCACCTTGAACAAGCTTTATCGGCTCAACGCCACCACGCTGTTGTGGGAGGACGTCTCTGGCGGCAGCTATGCCAATCTTCCAACCAGCTATCACTGGCAGTTCGCCCAGTTCGGCAATTTCGTCATTGCCGTTCATCCGAACGTTTCGCCCCTGGTCTATGATCTCACGTCGTCGGTGACTTTCGCCAATCTCGGCGGCTCCCCGCCACAAGCCTCCTATGTGGCCGTCGTCGGACGCTTTCTGGTGCTGAGCGGCCTGCTCTCCAATCCCTATCGAATCCAGTGGTCCGGGCTCAACGCCACGACCACATGGACACCCGGGGTGAACTCCAGCGATTTCCAGGACTTCCCGGACGGCGGCATCGTGCGCGGCGTCGCAGGCGGCGAGTTCGGCGTGATCTTTCAGGACGGCGTCATCCGTCGCATGGTGTACGCGGTCGGCGCGCCTTACGTGTTTCAGATTGACCGCATTGCCGAGGACAAAGGCTTGCTCGCCCCCTATTCGCTCATTCGAGCGGGGGACAAGATCTTCTTTCTGGCCTCCCAGGGCTTTCACGCAATGCTGTCCACCGGCATCCCGGAGCCGATCGGGAAGGAGAAGTTCGACCGTACGTTCTTCGGCGACTACGATCCGGCAAGCCTCCAACTGATCATCGGGGCGGCAGACCCGGAGCAAAGCCGGGTCTACTGGTCCTATAGATCGCTGACCGGAGCGTCGGGTTTCTTCGACAGGCTCCTCTGCTACGACTACGCGCTCGGCCGATCCTCAATCGTGTCATTG